TCAGGCCTCGGGGGAGCCGACGAACAGCGGCAGGCCGGTTTGCTGGCGGGCAAAGGTGCAGGCCTCGTCAAAGGCATCCTTGAACACCCGATCATGGCGGTACAGCTCGTAGCCCCAGACGATGCCAGCGGTGGTCTTGCGGTAGCGCAGGCGCACCACCACGCGGTAGCGGCTGCCATATTCGAAAACCGGAATGCCGATGCAGAACAGGTTGGGGACGTCCAGTTTTTCGCCGCTGCCATCGCGGTGTTCGGACTCGAAAGTCACCGACCCCGCGCCCGACGACAGGTTGACGACGCTGGCCACCTTGCTGGATTCATGCACGGCCAAGCCGCGCGACAATTCCATCAGCAATTCCGGCCCGGCGAATTTGCCCTTCAACAGAGTGGTGATCTTCTGCAATTCAAGATCGGGGGCGGACAATTCTCCGGTAAAGGTCGGCGGCGGCTGGATATCCAGCACCCGTTCTTCGATGAATTCGGCGAAGTCGGTCTGCGTCATCGGCTTTTCGTTGCTCTTGGTCCAGTGCCCCCACTCTTCCGCCAGCGGGAAGGAGTGAGTGGAGCGATGCTTACCAAAACGCGGAAGGGGGACGTGATCCGAGTCGTTGCCGTCATGGGCATTGACCTGCTGGTGATAGTCCAACACCGCCGTCAGCGACGGTTTGTCGGTGTTCGGGTCGGCGAACAGCGCCGAGTCGGCGTCTTTGAAGCGGTTGGTGTGGGCGATCAGCGAGTCCAGCGTCTTCATGGTGGCGGTGCCCTGCCGCCGTTCGGGGTTGCGGCGGTATTCGTCGATGAACTTCTTGATGCTTTCCGCCTGCACCCCGGCGGGGGTGGGGCGCAGAAGCACCTGAATGTCGCCAACATCGATGTCGGTCAGGGTCAGAAGGTCGGCGCCATACAGCGTCTTGACCAGATCGGCGACGGTTTGGGCGGTGTTGGGCTGGGTATCGATATCGGTGCTCATCGGTGGGTGTCCTTTCGTTAAACGGCTTTGATAGTGCTGCTGCCCATGTCGATGGTGCGCAACGGCAGTTCCTGCTGCCGGGGATTGGCCCGGCTCAGGTTGTTGTCGGGGGTGGACCACAGCACGGTGCGGCGGCGGGTGGTCTTCGGCGCGGTGATCTTGAAATCGCTTTGGACGTCAAAGACGCCATCGGCGAATTTCAGATCGATGGTCAGCACCAGCTTGCCCTTGGGCTTGCCGCCGTTCTCGGCGGCGTGGTTCTGCAAATCGGCGATCAGAGTTTTCATCTCATCGGTGATTTCGGCGTGCAGGGCGCCGTCTTCCAACGAGGTGACCAGCGTGGAAAAGCTGCGGATATCATGCGGAGAGGAGGCGGCAGGATCGGCCATGGTCTGTCCTTTGCGGCGGTTAGAGATCAGCCCCGGCGGCATGCGCCGCATGGGTGCAGCCGGGCTTGAGCCAGCCGGGGCGGCGGGCGATGGGGTGGACGCTGGCGCGCGGCAGGAGCGCGTTGAGCCCCAGGCGATGGCCGGTGGACCATTCGTCTTTCAACGCGGCGAGGTCGGCGAGCGGGTTGTCCTCGGCCGGCACCCCGGCCTTGGCGGCGGCGATGCCGGCGAACATGGCGAGGTAGCGGCGGTCGCAGGGTTCGATGGCGGCGCGGGCGTCGTCGGCCAATTGAGCGGCCTCGCCCCGCCGGTCGGCGGCGAGTGTGGCGGGGGTGATTTTGGGGAGCGGCATTACTGGGGTTCCTTGTCGAGGGTCGGCGCTGCGGCGATGACCAAGGCGCAGATCAAGCGGTCGAGGTTGCGCAAATCACCGGCGGTGACGCCGACGACGCGGGCGGTGTCGGGTAGATCGCCCGCCAAGGCGATGACGGATTTCGCCCGCTGTACATCGATGGGCGCGGTGGGAGGGTTTTCCGATCCCATGTCAGGGTCTCCAGAAAATGCTCTGCTGGCGCGCGGCAGGGGCGCGGCCAGGGTTGCGCGGGAACGGCAGCACCTCGGCGTTGGTCAGCGGGCGCGGCCCCTGCTCGGCGGCAAAGATGTCGGCCAAGCTGAGGTTGGTGGTCCAGACCCAAGAGCGCGAGCCTTCCGGCTGCCCGCCATGCATCGGCGCGGCGCGCGGGCCGGTGGCGGGGGGGCGATGATGGTTCATGCGGGTTACCGGGTCTGGACGAACAGGGCGAAGGGACCGTCCTCGTTGTCGGTCTTGAGGGCGAGGGTCCAGTCGGGCTTAACCGGGTGCCAGTCGGACAGTATGTTTTCCCCGTCTTCATGGCGGCGGATCAAGTCATCGTCGATGTCGCCTTGTTCATCGAAATTGATGCGGATCAGCTCAAAGCCATGGTCGCGGGCGATCTTGGCCGCATCCTCGTTGGTCGCTGCCTCACCCAGGTAATGAAACATCGCCATCCCAACCGAGCCGTCCTCGTAAGCGATCATCGTCTCGGCGTCGGGCATGGTGCTCTGGTCAATTGTCGTGGTCATTGCAAGGCTCCCTTCTCGGTCTCCCCCGAAAGGGCGACCGGCTTTAAGGCCGGTCGCCGAGTTGAGGGAGGAGCACCCCGAATGGCCGGGGTGTGATTGGAATTTAATTCCATAAGAGAAACGGGAGCAAGCTAAATGTGGAAAATAATTCCAAAACGATTGCGCGGAAGGGGCGCGGCAGTGCCGGGCTTGTGCGAATGGCCGTTGTGATGGGGTGGAGTGGTGGCTATCGTGCCGGGATAATCAATCGCGCCAAGGAATGTCGCCACCATGAAGAAGGCGTTGGTTTTGAGCTTGTCTCTGGCTGTTCTGGTGGGGGTAACGACTGATGCCGATGCGCGTAGCCGGAAGCATGCACATCATCACGGACATCATTCGGTGGGTAGCGGGGTTCCCGCTGAGCGTCAGGCCCGCTATCACTCCAGTCGTCGGCACGGTGGCGGTGTCGATGCCGACAACGAGTGCTCTGTTCCGGCTGGCGCTCCGCCCGACGCCATCCCGCAGCGGTCTTCAGCGATCCCGACGCCAGCGGGCGGCGGATTTCATCCAATGGAAATCCAGTCCTGTCCGCCGGCAGCGCCGGCAGCTATGAAGGCGGAAGCGGCGGCGAAGCCCCTTCGGAAATAACGGCGCGGCGCGGCGGGGTAAATCAGTAAGCCTGAAGACTGTGACTCACGGCGTCGTTGCCTTGATATAAATCATCCGGGTCATCCCGCTTCCGCCCGGAAAGACTGATATGCTGGTCAGTGGCACGGTCAGCGTTGCGCCGTTCACCATGGTTAAAGTCTCGCGCAGCCCGCTACGCCACTCCAGATTATCCGGACTGGCAAAATCTGGCTTGGTGGCTGCCAGCCCAATGGACTCTAATGCTGCGGGGCCGTAGGGCACGTTTTTCGGCGTGATGGTAATCCAGTCTGCGGCACCGGAAATATAGACCACCTCGGTCCCGCCGGCATAATCACAGTGCTCGCCATACTTGCTTGCGCCGCACTTGACCGGCTTGCCCAGCACCTTGGCCACGGCCGATTTTTGTTCTCCCGCAATCGACGGCAGATCAAGCACAATTTTGCCAGCCACGGCGGCGCGTGACGCCAATCCAACGAACAACAGCAAAGCGACACCGCGACAAATTTCCGAACGACGCATATCCGCCACCAAGACCAGTTATAAATCAAAACAGTATATGTAAATAATATTTGTCTAGAGTGCGCAGCTTCAAACTATAGAATAGCATTATGCAAGTACTGTTTGTTTGGTCTCGCTTAATGATGCGTCTACGCGCGTTTGACCCACAGGACCGGCGCGGCCCATGACAGTTGCGCGTTTTCAATAGGATCGGCGTTGTAAGACAACAAAGTGAAGCGTTCGGGCTCGCTGCCCTTCACAACCTTTTTGACGTAACCGAGTCCTTCAGTCGTCAGGACAACGCAGTCTCGCCCAATGAATTGGGCAACTTCTGCCGCCGACACGCGTGAGCACAGCAGGTGATCGCCGGGGCGGTAGACCGGCGCCATTGAGGTTCCGCGCACGATCACCGCAATCGGGTCGTCGGCCTGCATATCCAGCGCCAGTTCGCCGAGCTGGGTATCCGCCGCCGGGATGAATGTCTCCCCGGCTCCCACATAGCCAACAACCGGCACGGCTGATAGCTCGGGGCCGATACCGTCGCGCAGCCATGCGGAGTGGACTCCCAGGGTGCGGGCAAGGCGAGGAATGATGTCGCCGCGCGGCTGATCGACCTTGCCTTGAATGTATTTGAAGACGCGCTGTTCGGGGACGTCGGCGCGGCGGGCAAGCTCCGTCTGCGACCATCCTTTCCGGCCTAAAGCCTTGAGCAATCGGTGGTGCCATGGGTCCATTGCCGCAAGGTGCGCGACGATGGGGGGGAGGGGTACGGAAAAAGCCTCTTGTCTTGTGGAATTTAATTCCATATCGTTCGGGCTATGGCAACCGAATGGACTATCGACGGCATCATCAGGGTATGCGGAGGGGTCGGCATCATCGCCGATGCGCTGGGCCTGAGCGACAGCGCCGTCAACAAAATGAAACGGAACGGCATTCTCGACCGGCATTGGTCAACCCTCATCGCGTTGGGGGACGGCAAGTTCGCCGCGACAGACCTGTTTGCCGCCAACGAGGTAACCCGTCGAGGCAGCATCGGTCCTAGCCCGAAGGATGGCGGGGCATGACCGCATCATCCCTCTGCCCGTTTCCGCAACGCCTTCACCGCCGCCGCCTGACGGTCTGCTTTTCGGGCGGCGTCGGGCTGGTTCAGGCGGCGGGCCTCGGCGGCGGATTGGCGGGCGGCGATTTCCGCGCGGGCGGCGACGACGTCAAGTCGGGCGTCGAGGGCGGAGCGGTCACGGGGCGGGGGCTGTGTCATGCCGCCACCATCTTGCAGCGGAGAGTTGAAAACCATGTCCGATAGCATCCTTGTGGACGGCGACGCGCTCAAACGGGGTGTCGCCGACGCGTTGTCGCTCTATGTCGGCCCCGGCCGGCGGTTCTCGCGCGAGATGATGGCAAGCGCCACCGGTCAGGAAGTGCGCACCGTCAAGGGGCATTGCCTGGGCGAGGTGGTCCCCGGACTCGGCGCGATGTTCGCCTATCTGCGCGTGTTGCCGGTCGAGTTCGCCGAGCATGTGCTGAGCTTCGCCGGACTTGGCGGCGTGCGGCGGCTGGAAGCGGACAACGACGCGCGGCGGGTGATGGCGGAGGTGGCGGAGGGGTTGTCTGTCCTGGCCGGCGCCATGGCCGATGGGCATATCGATCATACGGAACGCCCCAAGGTCATCAAAGAATTGCGCGAAGCGGCGGTCGCGGCCGAAGGTTTCGCCGCCGATCTGGAGCGGGTCGGGCGATGACGGCCGACCGGCGCTTTCCCGATTCTCTGCTGGATGACATTCGCGCCCGCGTGTCGCTGGTGACGCTGATCGGGCGGGATATCCGCTTGACCCGCCAGGGCCGCGAGCATGCCGGGTTGTGTCCGTTCCATTCCGAACGCTCCCCCAGCTTCACCGTGTCCGAAGAAAAGGGCTTCTTTCATTGCTTCGGCTGCGGGGCGCATGGCGATGCCTTCGGCTATCTGACGATGCGCGGGCGCAGCTTTATCGAGGCGGTCACCGAATTGGCCGATATGGCCGGGGTGGCGGTCGAGGGAAGGCGTCCCTCGGCGCCGCTGGCTCCGATGGTCACGCGGCTGTCACCGGAGGATGTCGAGGCCGAACAGGCGGAAGACATCGACAAGGCGCGGGCGCTGTGGGCGTCCACCGTCGAAGGCCGGGGCAGCATCGTCGAGGTTTATCTGCGCGACGGGCGGGGGCTGGATTTGGACGCCATCGGCGGCGTTCCCGCCTGCCTGCGCTTGGCCGGACGGCTGGACTATTGGGCGCGAGCCAAGGGCGGCGGAGAACTGCGCGTGGTGTGGAGCGGCCCGGCCATGGTGGCGCCGCTGGTGACACCCGACCGCCGCATCATCGGGGTACACCGAACATGGCTGCTGCCCGACGGCTCGGATCGGCTGAGGCAGGCCGAAGGCATGGCCCTGAAAGGCAAGAAAATGCTGGGAACCCATTCCGGCGCGGTCATTCCCTTGGCGGGGCGTGCCGCGCGCATGCAAGGCGGCGAAGGCATCGAAACCAGCCTCTCGGGCTGGTGCGCCGTGCCCGGCCTGCCGGCGGTCTGCCTGGGCAGTCTGGGCAATTTCTCGGGCCGCAAGGACGGCTCGGGCGGCTGGTCGCCCTGGCCGGGGCTGGCCGATTTCACATGGCTTGAAGACGCGGACGGCAAAGACCCCGCCGACATGCGCGGCAAGGTCGAACGCGGGATGCGCCGTCTGGTCGCGGCGGGTGTGACGGCGCGGCGGGCCATGCCGCCGCAGGGGATGGACATGAATGATTTGTATCGGAGGCGGGGATGAGTTTCCTGTTCAATAATCTTCCCGAATTCCGCCGTCATCGTGGTGCCGAACTGGTCATCGACTCTTTTGCCGGAGGCGGCGGCGCTTCGACGGGAATCGAGATGGCCCTCGGCCGCTCGCCCGATCTTGCCATCAACCACAATGCCGAAGCGGTGGCCATGCACACCGTCAACCATCCGGCGGCCCGGCATTTCTGCCAGAACGTCTGGCAAGTCGATCCGCTTGAGGTCTGCGGCGGTCGCCCGGTCGGGCTGGCGTGGTTCTCACCCGATTGCAAGCACTTCAGCAAGGCCAAGGGCGGAAAGCCGGTCGAGAAGCGCATCCGCGATCTGGCCTGGGTGGTTGTGCATTGGGCCAAACAGGTTCGCCCGCGCGTCATCTTTTTGGAAAACGTCGAGGAATTTCAGACCTGGGGGCCGCTTGACGGCGAGGACCAGCCCGACGCAGAGCGCAAGGGCGAGACCTTTCAGCGCTGGGTCAAAGAACTCCGCCGCCTGGGCTATAAGGTCGCGTGGCGCGAGCTGCGCGCCTGCGATTACGGCGCACCGACCATCCGCAAGCGGCTGTTCCTGATCGCCCGTTGCGATGGCTTGCCGATCGTCTGGCCTGAGCCGACGCATGGCAAGACGGGCTCTGGTCTGCTGCCCTATCGCACCGCCGCCGAAATCATCGATTGGTCGATTCCGTGCCCCTCGATCTTCGAGCGCAAGCGGCCACTGGCCGAGGCGACGACGGCGCGGATCGCCGCCGGTATGCGGCGCTTCGTGTTCGAGGCATCCGAGCCTTTCATCGTCACCTGCAACCATTCGGGTGATGGCTTTCGCGGGCAGGGGATGACCGAGCCGTTCAAGACGATCACCTCGGCCCATGACGCCCACGGTCTGGTCGTGCCCTATATCACCAAGTTTCAGGAAAATAGCATCGGCACCGCGCTTGATGAACCCCTGCATACCGTCATGGCCGGCGCTCCGCGCCACGGCCTGGTGACAGCCTTCCTTGCCAAGCATTATGGCGGCGTGGTTGGACATGGCGTCGAACGGCCGATAGGCGCGGTCACCACGATTGACCACCACTCCGTCGTGACCGCTCAAATCCAGACCTATTACGGCGCCAAGCGCGATGGAGAGGTGCGCGGCTGTGCGGCGGATGGCCTGCTGGGAACACAGACCACCGAAAACCGGCATGCCTTGGTGACCAGCCAGATTGTGAAACTGCGCGGCACCTGCAAGGACGGTCAACCGATCCTGGCGCCGCTGCCGACGATCACCGCCGGCGGCACTCATATCGGCGAGGTCCGCGCCTTCCTGATCAAATATTACGGCAGTTCCGAGCATGGCCAGAGCTTGCGCGATCCCCTGCACACGGTCACCGCCAAACATCGCATGGGGCTGGTGACCATCGAGGGCCAGGACTGGCAGGTGGTCGATATCGGCATGCGCATGCTCAGCCCGCGCGAGCTGTTCCGCGCCCAAGGGTTTCCCGAGGGCTATGTCATCGATTTCGAGCATAACGGCCGTCCGCTGTCGAAAGCGGCGCAGGTGCGGATGTGCGGCAACAGCGTCTGCCCGCCCATCGCGGCGGCGCTGGTCCGGGCCAATTATGTTCCTGCCGAGCAGATGGCGGAGGCTGCGGAATGACTGACGCAAACCCTCAAGGCATCTTCTCAGACCTGTCTCCCAGCCATTACGGCGTCATCCTCGCCGATCCGCCATGGTCTTTCGCTGTCCGATCCGCGAAGGGCACAGGGCGGAGTGCCGAGAAGCATTATCCGACCATGCCGATTGCCGAAATCAAGGCGCTTCCCGTCGCCGATCTGGCGGCGAAGGACGCGGTTTTGTTGATGTGGGTCACAGACCCATTTCTTGAGGCCGGGTTCGACGTGCTGAAGGCCTGGGGCTTTAAGTTCAAGACGGTCGGCTTCTATTGGGGCAAGACCAACAAGAATGGTTCTCCCTTCACTGGGACTGGATATTGGACGCGCGCCAACCCTGAACAGTGCCTGCTGGCGACGCGTGGACACCCCAAGCGCCAGGATAAAGGCGTTCCACGCCTCATCATGTCGCAGCGGCGCGAACATTCGCGCAAGCCGGATGAAGTCTATGGGCTGGTCGAACGTCTTTGCTCCGGCCCCTATGTCGAGTTGTTCGCCCGTTCGGCCCGGCCGGGGTGGGACGCCTGGGGAAATCAGGTTGGGCGGTTCGCGCTCGATGGGGTGGTTTAAGCCATGGCGAAAGATGATGTTGCGGCGGCCGTCCAGGCTGCGCCCGCATGGCGGCCGAAGTCCTTCGACGAAAGCGATCCTCTGGATTATCGCCTGGGCTGGCTGCCGAGGAACGACGCGGGCAATGCCGAGCGGCTGCTGACCCGCTATGGACAGGACTTGATCTATGTCGCCGATGTCGGCTGGCACTGGTGGGACGGCAAGCGGTGGTCGTATGAGCATGGCCTGACCATGGCCAACCGGCTTGCGCATGAGACGGTCAGGTGCATCTACGACGAATGCACCTCGATGCAGGATCAGCGCGGCGAAAAGGCGGTGCTGCCCAAGATGATCGAGGACCATTTCAAATGGGCGGCGGTCAGCGGCAATTCTCAGCGGATGTCGGCGATGCTGACGGTGGCGCAGCATTATTGCACCCGCCGGCCGTCCGATCTGGACGCCAATCCGCTGTTGCTCAATCTGGCGAATGGCACCTTGGATTTGACTGACTCACGGTGCGAGACGGTGCGTCCGCATGACCGCGATGACTTGATCACCAAGATCATCAATATCGACTTCGACCCGGTCATTCGCTGCCCGGAATTCCTTAAGTTCATGAAGGACATCCTGCCCGATCAGGAGGTCATCAACTTCCTTCAGCGCAGCTTCGGCTATTCGCTGACCGGCGACATTTCAGAGCAATGCCTGTGGTTTTTCTATGGCACCGGGGCAAACGGCAAATCCACCCTGGTCAATGTGATGGCCCGCATCCTTGGCCCATATTCGATGAACCTGCCATTTTCCTCGCTGGTCGCCGATGACCGCAAGCGCGGGTCGGAGGCGTCTCCCGATCTGGCGCGATTGCCCGGAGCGCGCATGGTGCGCGCCTCGGAGCCGGAAAAGGGGGCCAAGCTGGGGGAGGCGGTGGTCAAGCTGATCACCGGCGAGGAGGAGATGACCGCGCGCCATCTGAACCACGGCTTCTTCGACTTCATGCCGCAGTTCAAGCTGTTCCTCTCCGGCAATCATCGCCCGACCATTCGCGGGCAGGACGAAGGGATTTGGCGCCGCATCCGGCTGGTGCCGTTCACCGTGTCCATCCCGAAAGAAAATCGAGATCAGAAGCTTGGCGAGAAGTTATGGGCGGAGCGGGCCGGCATCCTGGCTTGGATGGTCGAGGGTTATCTGCATTGGCAGTATGACGGGCTGAATCCGCCGGAGGCGGTGTTGGCGGCAACCGGCGAATATCGCGAGGACAGCGACCCCTTGGGACTATTCCTGGGGTCTTGGACCGAGCGGGTGGAACAAGGTGCGGTGCAGGGCAAGCGGCTTTACGAAGCCTATGCCCTGTGGTGCCAGGACAACGCAGTCGAGCCCATGAGCAACACGCTGTTCGGCCGCATGCTGACCGAGCGCGGATTTTCAAAGGATCGATCCGGCGTGGTCACCTATCGCGGCATTCAGTTGTCGCAGGAGGCCGTGGATGCGCTTGACCAGCGCGACCGCCGCCGCCATGCCAAAAAGGGTGGCGATGACGACTGAACTATCCAACCCTCCGCCCACCGTCCGCATTTTTGTGGTGTGTTTTCAATGCGGTGCGGAGGGTTGGACAGTTCGGACAGTTTCCCCGTGGGAGGCCTTTATGTGCGCGTACATACAAGACTCTAACCTGTAAAACTGTCCAACTGTCCGAAAGAAGGTCTAAGAGGTCATCAAGTTATTGAGTTTAAACGGTTTTTCTCTCGGACAGTTTGCTTTTGAACTGTCCAGCACTGTCCGAAGGGGGATGTCATGGCAAAAGAGGCACGGGATATCGAAGACTTGATCGTTTGGGCCTATCACGTCGAGCAAGCGGACAAGGCCGGGCGGGGCGGTTGGGGTTTGGGCGGCGGGTCGGATAGCATTCTGCGGGTCGAGCGGGCGGCGCTGGCGGGTTCGGCCGGTGGGACGACGGGGAACGTCTGCCACCCCGACGCAGAAGCCATCCATGCCGCCGTGCTGGGGCTGTCCCGCTGGGAACGGGCGCTGGTCATCAGCCACGGCCACGCCAGTTCGCGGCCGGATTGGATGACGGGGGCGCGGCTGGTCATGGCGGCGGTCGAAGGCGTGCGGGGAAATCCCAAGCGGATATACGATCAGGGCCGCAACGTGATCGGTCATCAGGTGCGCCCGGCCTGCGAACTGGCGGCGGGCGAAGTGCATTATGCTCCGATGGGTCGGGATGTCGGCGAGTGGTTCTCGGACTTGGTCGACGGTCACCGGGTGATGTATGCCGCGTGGCGTGACGCCCTGGCGCGGCTGGCTTGCGAGTTGGATGGGGCGTTGGGCGATTGCCGGCCGGTGGGTCCGGCGGCTCCGGCGCGGCCGTGGGAGGCGGGGGTGGACGTTGGTCGAAAAGCCGCTTGACGAAGGCTTTACGAAAGACTATTGACTTAGTGACAGCACGTGATTTGCGCCCGGCCGGTTCCTCGGTTCGGGCGCTTTGCTTTTCTGGATACCTCTTCCATGCCCTGGGCTCCCAAGAAACCGTGCGGTGCGCCCGGCTGCGGGCGGCTAACCGATGGACGGTATTGCTCCGAGCATCAGGCTGCGCGAGACGCCAAACAACGCGATGTCCGGGCCGGGCAGGATCGGGAGCGCGGAAGTTCTTCTCAGCGCGGGTATGGGGCGCGGTGGCAGAAGGCTCGCAAGGAATTTCTGCGCGAACGGCCTTTGTGCGAATGCGAGGCCTGCCAAGGTGGCGCTCTCCGCGTCACGGCGGCGGTGATCGTCGATCACATCGTTCCTCACAAGGGCGATCAGACGCTGTTTTGGGACCGCGCGAACTGGCGGCCCATGGCGAAGGCCTGCCACGACAGCAAGACGGCCCGCGAAGATGGCGGCTTCGGCAACCCGAGGCGACAGGCCGAAGGCCTCAAGCTGGTCGGGGGTCGGGTCGGGTCGGGTCGAGGGGGAGGCCGGGCCGGAGCCGGGGGGTAGGGGGGTATCGAAACCTCCAAACCCGGTCAAAGTCTAGACCGTGCATCCCCTCGGCGTGTATGGCCGCGATATTTGGAAAAACTTTTTTCGGCATGATGGGACAAGGACATGGGTCGCTCGCCGTTACCGCCGGGGGAACGCGCGCTTCGCGGCAATGCTGGAAAGCGTAAGCCCCGGACGGTGACGTCGGCGGGTTCGCGCGGGGATTACATCGAGCCGCCGCATTGGCTGAAGAACCCCACCGCCCGCGCCGAGTGGGACCGGATCGTCCCCGAGTTGATGCGGATGCGGGTGCTGGCCGGAATGGATCACGCCCCGCTGGGCATGTACTGCCAAGCCTTCGCCTCGTGGGTCGGAGCACATGCCGTGATCGCCGAAAAGGGCTCGACCTACCTGACGCAGAGCAAGCACGGCGAGATGGAGCGCATTCGCCCCGAGGTCAAGATCGCCGCCGAAGCCGAGCGCACCATGCTGCGCTACGGTCAGCAATTCGGGCTGGCTCCGCTCTCTCGAACCAAGGTCGCCAGCGGATTCCTCGCCAATGGACAGCAGTTGACCTTGCCGGGCTTCGATGGGCCGGCGCCACCGACTCAGCAGGGCGAGAGCAATGGCCACACCATCTCGGCGCAAGCCGCGAAAGACGACGCCGGACAGTTCTTCGGCTACCACTGACGCCGCCACCAGTCCGACCGAGCGTTACGCCCGCGCGGTTGTCGCCGGTCAACTGCCGGCCTGCAAATGGGTCAAGCTGGCTTGCCAGCGACACCTGACCGACCTTGCCGGCGGCGCCGCGCGCGGCCTGTATTTCGACCCCGAGGCAGAAGCCCGGATCATCACGTTTTACACCTACCTGCGCCACAGCAAGGGCGAATGGGCCGGGCAGTCGTTCGAGTTGTCCCTGTGGCAACAGTTCATCCTCGGCTCATTGCATGGCTGGAAGCGGGCGGACAAACTGCGCCGTTTCCGCACCGCCTATGTCGAGGTTCCGCGCAAGAACGGTAAATCCACCTTGCTCGGCGGCGCGAGCCTTTACGCGCTGACCGCCGATGGCGAACCGGGCGCCGAGGTCTATGCCGCCGCGACGAAAAAGGATCAGGCCCGCATCGTTTTCAATGAAGCCAAGGCGATGGTCCTGGCTTCGGATGAACTGCGCAAACGGGTCCGCACCTTCAAGGACAACCTGAACGTCCCAGCCAGCGGCTCTAAATTCGAGCCATTGGCCTCGGACGGCGGCACGCTCGACGGCCTCAATATCCATCTGGCGGCGAACGACGAACTGCATGCCTGGAAAGACCGCGACCTTTACGACGTGATTGAAACGGCCATGGGCGCGCGTCGTCAGCCGTTGATGTTCAACATCACGACGGCGGGCAAGAACCCCCAGGGCATTTGCTACGAGCTGCGCGAATATGCCGAATCGGTGCTGCAAGGCATCGTCAAGGATGACAGCTTTTTCGCCTACATCGCCACCATCGACAAAGAAGACCTGGCGCGCTGGGATGACCCCGAGGTCTGGAAAAAGGCCAATCCCAACTTCGGGGTGTCAGTTAAGCCCGACGATTTGGAACGCCTCGCCACCAAGGCCCGCATTCTTCCGCGCGCCCGTGCCGCCTTCCTGCGGCTGCGCCTGAACGTCTGGACTTTCGGCATCGACACATGGTTGCCGCTGGAACGCTGGCGCCAGGGCGGCACGCCCATCGATATGACGACGCTGCACGGACGCAGTTGTTTCGCGGCGCTCGATCTGTCCAGCACCACCGATCTATCGGCGCTGGCTCTGGTCTTCCCGCCGCCGGATTTCGATCCGGCCGAGGTCGAGCGGGTGATCAAGGCAGCCGATCCGGACGATGACGGAGAGGATGATCAGGCGCAGATCAACCTCGACTTTCTCAAGGATTGGATTGTGGTCTGGCGGTTCTACATGCCATCGGCGAACATCGCCGACCGTATGGAAACCGACCGGGTCGATTATCAGCAGTGGGTTGCTGACGGGCTGATCACGCCGACCGAAGGCAATGTGGTCGATTACGATTACATCCGCCGCGACATCAATGCGTTGGGCGAACAGGTCAACATCCTGGAAGTGGCCATCGACCGGTGGGCGGCCACCCACATGATGACCCTGCTGGGCAAGGACGGATTCACCGTCGTTCCCTTCGGTCAGGGCTATGCCAGCATGTCGGCGCCGTCGAAGTTTCTGGAAGGTCTGGTGTTCTCCGGCCACCTGCTGCACGGCGGCAACGCGGTCGCCGACTGGATGAGCCAGAACGTCGTCGTAGCGGAAGACGAAGCCCGCAACATCAAGCCGGTGAAACGCAAATCAACGGGCCGCATCGACGGCATCGTGTCGCTGATCATGGCCTTGGGCCGGGCCATCGTCCCCAAGGACGAGGTCAAGAAAGACGAACCATTCGAGTATACGGGGATGTGATGGGATTGATGGATAGGTTCCGGGGCGCGGGCTCCGCGCTGCCGCCACGGGCACGGGTCGAACCCACCCTGGCGGCAAGCGCCGTGTCGCCGTCGTCGGGCGTCCAGCATCCTGAACAGTGGTTGACCAACAGTTATGGCAGTCGCTCCGCCGCCGGTCAGGTGGTCACCGAGGCGACGGCGATGACCCTGCCGGCAGTGATGCAGGCTTTGCGGATCCTCTGCGGAGTCTTCGCCATCACGCCGCTGGTCTATTACCGTCAGGACGGTAGCGGCAAGACGCGGGCCGTCGATAGCCCGCTGTTCCGCCTGTTCCACGATCAGCCCAACAAGATCAACAGCCCCTTCGCCTTCAAGGAATTGCTGCTGGCGGACGTGATCCTGGCGGGTAATTACTATTCCTGGGTATCGGGCCGCGATCCGCTGCAACGTCCCCACTGCCTGACCCGGCTGGAACCCGGTCTGGTCAATCCGGTGAAGTCGTGGGACCGCGAACAGGGCTACGAGAAATTCTTCGACGCCTCGCTGCCCGACCATAGTCATGGGCGCTTCTCAAGCCGTGAAATCTGGCATGTGCCCGGCTTCACCCGCGACGGATTGGTGGGACAGCCGGCCTTGCGCTACATGCGCGAAGCCATCGGCGGGGCGCTGGGAAAGCAGGACTTCGCCAATCGGTTTTTCGCCAATGACGCCAAGCCGTCGGTGGTGCTGACCACCTCACAAAAGGTTGCGAAACCCGATAAAGATATGATCAAGGCCGACTGGAACGACCGCTTCGGCGGAAGTTCGCGCGCGCATGGCGTCGCGGTGGTCGATCAGGATTTGAAGCCGCTGTTTCTCTCGACCGACAATGAGAAGAGCCAGCTTATCGAAAGCCGCACCTTCGACATTCTGGACGTGGCCCGATGCTTCGGCGTGCCGCCGCATCTTTTGTTCGAATTGTCTAAGGCGACGTTCAGCAACATCGAGCATCAGTCCCTCGAATTTGTCATCTACCACATGATGCCGCATTACGAGCGGGTCAGCGGGGCCGCGAACATGGCCTTCGCCGAGCCGGGCTGCTTCTTCGAATTCATGCCCGACGCGCTTTTGAAGGGCGATACCGAAAAGCGGTGGGCGGCCTACAAGTCGGCGCGCGAAACCGGTGTGCTGAACGCCGATGAAATCCGCTCGCGCGAAAATCTGAACGCCATCGGCGGCGAGGCCGGAACGACCTATCTGTGGCCGGCCAACATGATGCCCGCCGGGGAGCGACCCGCCCCTGTCACACCGACACCCAAGGAAACGCCATGACGTCTCATATATTGACCGCCATCCGGTCGATGCCCTGGGCCATCCTGCCCGGCTGGCTGTCCGTGATCGAGTCCATGGCGCTTAGGATGATGGACCGCCCGGAGGTGCTGGCGGCGGCGCAGGACGGCCATGCCGCCCGTCATGCTGCGGCGATTGCGCAGATGGGGCAGCGGCTGGACGGCACTCGCTCGATGACCTTGCGCGATGGAGTCGCGGCGCTGCCGATCATGGGGCCGATCTTTCCCCGCGCAAATCTGATGACGGATTTCTCCGGCGCCTGTTCGCTGGACATGGCTGCCGCCGATCTTCGTGCGGCCTTCGCCAATGATGCGGTCTCCAACGTCCTATTGGTCATGGATACCCCCGGCGGGGCGGTGTCTGGGGTCGCGGAATTCGCCGGTCTGCTGGCCTCGGCGCCCAAGCCGGTAATCGCGCATGCCAGCGGCATGTGTTGCTCGGCGGGCTATTGGATCGGCTCGCAAGCCTCCGAACTGGTGATCGACTCCACCGGCTTGGTGGGCTCCATCGGCGTCATGATTTCGACATCGGTTCAGGAAACGCCCGATTCCAGCGGCTGCCGCTCCATCGACATCGTCTCGACCGGCGCACCGAACAAACGCCCCGACATGGCGGCGGAAGAGGGGCAAGCGCTGGTGCGGGCCAATCTCGACGCCATCGAAAGCATCTTCGTCGCCGCTGTCGCCTGTGGCCGCAATGTCTCGGCCGCGACGGTGCTGGCCGAATTCGGCCAGGGCGGGACGATGGTCGGACAACAGGCGGTGACGGCCGGTATGGCCGACCGCGTCGATACCCTCAGCGGCACGCTGTCGCGGCTGTCGCGTGGCGGTAAACCCAGGGGCGGCAGCCGCGCCCTGGCCGAACACGATCTTGACCTGCGGCGACGCAGCTTGTGAAACGCGGCGCTGCCGCATGGGAGTGAATGAAATATGGATCCGATCACCATGATCAAGGCCGCGCGGACCACGGCGCAGAATGGCATGTCGGCCATTCTGATCGCGGCCCGCGAGGGCAATCGCGACCTGACCGCCGAGGAAACTGCGCAACTCGACGCGTTCCGGGCAGAGGATGACCGTTTGGCCGCGCAGTTGCGGGGCGAGGAAGACCTTCAGACCCGCCGTGCCGCCACGGCGCAGCCGGTGCAGATGCTGTCCAATCCCGGCGCCCTGGCTCCGGCTCAGGCGGCGGTGCCGTTGGAGCCGGGCATTCAGTTCGCCCGCATTACTCAGGCGCTGATCCAGGGCAATATGGATCGCCGCGCGGCGGCCAATTGGGCCGAACAGACCTGGGGCACCGAATCCGGTCAGATCGTCGCCAACCTCGAACAGTCCACCAGCACCAAGGGCGGCTTCCTGGTCGATACGGTTTATTCACGCGATTTCATCGGGTTGCTGCGTCCGCGCGTGGTGGTCCGCGCGATGGGCGCGCGCATCGTCCCCATGCCTGAAGGAAATCTGTCTTTGCGCAAGAAGACCGGCGGCACCACCGCCGGCTATATCGGCGAGCGCACCAACATCCCGGCCACTGGCCTGACCGTCGGCATGAACAATCTGTCGGCCAAAACCCTCGCGGCTTTGGTGCCGATCAGCAACCGCTTGCTGCGCCGCTCCAGCCTGGAAGTCGATGCGATGGTCCGCGACGACCTGACCGAAAGCGTCGGCATCAAGGAAGATCAGCAGTTCCTGCGCGGCGCCGGGTCGGACCTGTCGCCGACCGGGCTGCTGTATCTGATCGCCGCCGGCAACAAGATCAACGCTACCGCGTTGGCCGGGCTGTCTCTGGCCGAAAAAATCCAGGCGGTGCGGGGCGATCTGTCGCGGCTGCGCCTCAAGGTGATCAACGCCAACATCCCGATGACCAATTGCGGCTATGTCGCCTCGCCGACCACCATCGAATTCCTGGCCAACCTGACCGATGGCAACGGCAACAAGGCCTTCCCCGAGGTCGAGCGCGGGTTGATCGGCAGCTATCCCTACAAGACCACCACGAGCGTTCCCGCCAATTTGGGCGCGGGCGGCAACGAATCGGAAATCTACTTCGCCGATTTCGCGCAGGTGATGATCGCCGACACCTACAATCTGACCATCGCCACCAGCACCGAGGCCTCGTATGACGATGGCGACGGCATGAAATCGGCGTTCCAGACCGATGAAACGCTGATCCGCATCATCGAGGAACACGACATCGGCATGCGCTACGACACGGCCGGCGCGGTGTTGCAAGCCGTCGCCTGGAACCAGTAGGAGCGCATCGTCATGAAGGTTGTGAAATTTCTCCAGCCCGTCACCCTGGGTACCACCTACAACCCCGACGAAATGGCCGGCTTCGACGACGATGTCGCCAAAGGCCTGATCGAGCAAAAACTGGCCGAAGAGGTCAAGTCGAAGCCCGCCGTCGAGGACAAGGGCACCGAGACGAAATAGCCTCGGAACCAATCCCTCCCGTCGAAAAGGGCGGCCCATGATCGGGCCGCCCTTTCGCTTTAAGGCGACCATCCATGCCCTTGACTTCGCTCGTTGCTCCGACCTGGGAACCTGTTTCGCTGGCCGAAGCCCGTGCCCATTTGCGGGTCGATGGCGAGGATGACGATATCCTTATCTCTGGGCTGATCGCGGCGGCGCGGGGGCTGGTCGAACACCACTGCGAGCGGGCGATCCCGCTGCAAAACCTGCGCCTAACGCTGGATAGCTTTACCTTCCGCCCTGTCAACCCTGACCATGTTCGGATTGAACTTCCCCGGCCTCCCTTGGTCGACGTGACGGAGATAAGCTATGTCGCGCCGGGCGGTGCCACGGTCATCCTCGACCCTGCCGCCTATCAGATCAGCCGGCGCGAACCGGCCCTGCTGGTGCCCGCGCCGGGGCGGTGCTGGCCGGCGGTGCGGCGGCAGTTGGATGCGGTCACCATCGATTATTCGGCCGGCTGGCCGAACGCCGAAGCGGTTCCCGCCCCGATCAAACAGGCCATGTTGCTGCTGATCGGCCAATGGTTCGAAAATCGTGAACCGGTCAATATCGGCAACACGGTAACCCCGCTGCCATTCACGGTGGACGCTTTGCTGTCGCGCTACCGTGTTTGGAGCGTCGCATGAAAAACCCATTGATCGGAGAGTTGCGCCACCGCGCCGAACTGCGGTGCTGGCGCGACACGCCCGGCGATGACGATGCCACCGACAGCGAAACCGCGCTGGTTACCACCGTCTGGGCCAAGATCGAGCCTGTCGGGGGCGCTACCTATGTCGGCTCTACCCAGATAGGCGCGGCGATCACCCACCGGATTACCTTCCGGTACCGCGCGGATGTCACGGCCAGCTTTGTTGTCACGCTCCGGGGCCGGCTTTACCGCGTCCGCCGGGTGACCGACCTCGGCGGGGAAGGGCGCTTCACCGTTCTGGAATGCGAGGAAGAGGGGGACGCGCCATGAGCCAACCATCCATTGAATTGCATGCCGCCCTGTTCGGTACAACGCGCATCGACTTCGACCGCCGCTCCATCCGCAAGGCCTTGCGCGGCGGCGCGCAGTTGGTGCGGCGAGAGGCCCGCAAAATACTGTCCAAGCGGTCGGGCAGCGGTCGGATTTACCGCGTCTGGGGCGATGTTATTCACCGGGCTTCGGCGGCGGGCGAGGCTCCGGCCAAGCTGACCGGGCTGTTACAGCGGTCGATCCAGTATCGCACCCGAGGGAGCGGCGGATTTGCCATGGCGGTAGGGCCAAGCTATGCCGTCGGCTTCTATGGGCGGTTTCTGGCGTTCGGCACCAAGACGATGGCGCCGCGCGCATTCATGGTGCCTGCGCTTGAAATCCATAGGGCGGCGATTACCGCCATGCTGAATACCGCTCTGGCCGACTCCCTGGTGCCGCGATGATCGCCGCGATCATCCGCCGCCTACGCGAGTCCTGCCCGGTCTACGACCGACGGGTATCCGGTCTGGCGAAGTTCGAGGCCGACCGCGAAAACCTGCAACTGGATATTCCGGCGATCTATGTGGTGCCGTCGGAAGACAAAGCCGAACCCAACGACTCCTCGACCTATCGGCAGATGGTCACCGATTCAGTGATGGTGGTGCTGGTGCTGTCGGCGAAAGAGGATCGGCGCGGCGAAGTGGCGGCATCCGGCGTGTTCATCCATCGCCGCCTGCTGCTGCATGCTTTGGCCGGCTGGCCGCCAGACGATGACCACAGCCCGATGGAATACGAGGGCGGGTCGGTGCTGCATGTTGACCGCGCCCGCCTGTTTTACGGCTTCACCTTCTCGGCGACGATGACCCTGACCGAGGCCGATACAGCCTATCGGGATCATGCCGATCTGCCCGATTTCACCGGCGCCGACCTTTGGCTTGTCGAGCCCGGAACCACCGATAAACCCGAGACCCCGCCCGATCTGCGGATCGACCTTCAGGAGTGAACATCCATGGCCCGTATCTTCGTCACCCCGGCACCCGGCCTTACGGTGCCGGACCCGGATCGGCATGACCAATTGCCGGCCGAAGGCCGTAGCGTCCCGGATGGCAGCTACTGGCGGCGCCGTATCGAGGATGGCGACGTGATCCTCAAGCCCGCCGTCGAACCGTCGGTTGAGGAGGCTTGATCCATGTCGATTTCCTTCGAGAATGTCCCGTCGGGCAATAACCTCAAGACGCCGTTTTTCTTCGTCGAGGTCGATAACAGTCAAGCCGGAAGCGCCAACCAGACCTATCGTCATCTGCTGCTGGGCTATGCACTTCCCGCCTCGACCGCTACCCGCAATATGCCGTCCATCGTTTCGGCGACCGACGAAGCGGTCAGCCTGTTCGGCGCCGGGTCGCCTCTGGCCCGCATGCATGCCCGCTGGCGCGCAGTCGATAGCATGGCTGAACTTTGGTGCATGGCGATTCCCGCGCCCGTCGGTGTCGCGGCCAAGGGGGCCTATACGGTGACGGGCCCGGCCACCGCCGGAGGCACGCTGGCGCTTTATATTGCCGGTCAGAAAATCACCATCGCGGTGCTGGCCGACGATACGGCCGTCGAGATTGCCGCCGCCGTTGCCGTTGCCATCAACGCCGCGACCGCGCTGCCGGTCACGGCGGCAGTCGATGCCGGCACTCCCGCCAAGGTCAACCTGACCGCCAAATGGATCGGCGAAGACGCCACCGATATCCGCCTCGACCTCAATTATCGCGGTGCCTTGGGCGGGGAAGCCCTGCCGGACGGTGTCGGTATCGCCGTCACCGCCATGGCGGGTGGGACCGGAACCCCCGATCTGACGGCCTCCTTTGCGGCACTCGGCGATGAGCCCTTCGAACATTTCGTCATGCCTTGGACCGACAGCGGCAGTCTCGACGCGGCCCGCGACCTGATGAACCACAGCACCGGCCGGTGGTCCTATGCCAAGCAACTCTATGGCCATGTGTGGTCGGCGCGGCGTGGCACTTTAGCGCAGTTGGTCACCTTTGGCGTTACCCGCAACGATCCGCATGTCGATGTGGCGGCCATCGAACCGCTGGTGCCGATTCCGGCCTGGGAAGCGGCGGCGATCTACGCCGCGCGCAATGCCGGATTCCTCAACAATGAGCCCTACCGACCGACTCAAACTGGAGAACTGACCGGCTGGCTGGCGGCGCCGGAAGGCAAGCGCTTCACGATGACCGAGCGCAACAGCCTGCTGGGTTATGGCATCGCCACCACGATGACCGATGCCGCCGGAACGGTGCGGATCGAGCGGGCGGTGACCACCTACAAGACCAATGCCTGGGGGGCGTCCGATACCAGCTATATGGACGTCGAGCCGTTGTTCCAACTGGCCTATATCATGCGCGACATGCGGTCGGATGTGACCAATAAATTCGGCCGCCATGCCCTGGCCAATGACGGTACCCGCTTCGCCCGAGGCAAGAAGATCGTCACGCCAAAGATCGTGCGCGCCAATCTGATCGCCCGCTATGGCTGGCTGGAGCGGCAAGGTTATGTCGAGAATGCCGACGCCTTTGCCAAGAATCTGATCGTTGAGCGGGACGCGGAAAACGTCAACCGGCTGAACATTCTATACCCGCCCGATCTGGTCAATCAGTTGCGCATCTTCGCGGTGCTCAACCAGTTCCGCTTGCAGTACGACACTGCCGCTTAGCAAGGAGAACCCATCATGGCTGCTGTTGGCGGCTCTGTTTATTTCAAGGTCGATGGTGACCAATACGAACTGAGTTCGGACGGGATCACCCTCAAGAACTTCCAAGGGGTGGTCCGCGATACGGTGGCCCCTGGCAAATACACCGAAAAGGATGTTCACCCGGAAATGTCCGGCACCTTCATCGTCGAATCCGGCGATGCTTCGGTGCTGGCCGTGCTGTCCGGGGTAACGCTGACGGCGGAACTCAAGACCGGCGAGGTGGCCGTGTTGGACGGGGCTTATACCGTCGGCGATGTCGAACACGACACCGGCAAGGGCGAGCTGAAGCTCACCTTCCATGGTGAGAAAGGGCAGTATTTATGAGCAAGTCCGTGATTCCCCTGTCCACCCCCATTATGGCGCATGGGCAGGAACTGACCGAATTGCATCTGCGCAAGCCGGTCGGGGAAGACATCATCGCCTGCGGCTATCCCTTGCAGATCGGCGAGGGTGTTGCCACTCCGCTCGCGGGGGCTTGCGCCAAATATATCGCGCGTTTGGCCGGTATCCCGCCCTCGGCGGTCAAATCCATGGCAGCCGAAGATTTCGGCACCGCTATCGGGGTGATCGTCGGTTTTTTCGGCTCGGAGGCGGAGGAGAAGCCGATGACGGCGCAGGGGATGATCGGGACCTGATCGGCGCCGATGTCCTCGACGCTTTTTTCGATCTAGCCTGGACCTGGGGCTGGCCGCGTAGCGAAATGCTGGCGGTGCCTCTGGACGAAATTCCTCTGTGGCAAAAACAAACCGAGCGTATTCGCCGCGCGATCAAGCGGCAGCAAGACCCCGGTTGATAGATCCTATTCCGTCGCCGTCCCTGCGGATCGTGGGGACGGCGATTTATCGTGAGGTATCGAGATGGCTGGCAACGGCGCCCTCAACGTCATCATTTCCGCCATCGACCGTGTCAGCGGTCCTATTAAGTCGATCAACAAGGCCTTGCGGGGACCGGCTAAGGCGATGGCCGATATCGGCAAGGCGGGGGCTGGTCTGGCCGATAATCTCTCGAAAGCCTTTAAGCCGATGGCCGTCTTGGCTGGAGGTGGCGGCATAGCCGCTATCGGGGCTGGGATCGGCGGGGTCATCAAAACCTCAGCCGAGTTCGAAAAATTCCAGACAGTGCTGGAAACCATCGAGGGGTCATCGGACAAGGCCAAATCCAGCATGGCATGGGTGACCGCCTTTGCCGCCAAGACCCCCTATGAATTGGCGGGCGTTACCGATTCCTTTGTCAAGCTCAAGGCCTACGGCATCGACCCGCAAAAAGGGGCGCTGGAGTCGGCTGGTAATGCTGCGGCGGCGATGGGTAAAAATCTGGACCAAGCGGTCGAAGCCCTCGCCGATGCGATGACCGGGGAAAACGAACGCCTCAAGGAATTTGGAATCACCACAAAAATAGCCGGTGACAAAATAACGTACAACTGGCAGGAAAATGGCAAGTCGATGGTGGCGGTTGCCAATAAGAACAAGAAAAAGCAAATCGAGGCCGTTATCGAGGGTATTTGGAACCGCCGGTTCGGCGGAGCCATGGATAAGTTATCGAAGACTTGGACCGGAATGTGGTCGAACCTTCAAGACAGCATCACTCAGTTCAAGTCGGACATCGGTAGCGCGGGACTATTTGACTATTTCAAAGCAAAACTTTCAGAAGTTCTCGAATTCACCCAAAGCCCGGCATTCAAGGATTTGGCGTTGACAATCAGCGCTAATCTCGTTGTTGCGTTGATGCAGTTGGAGGAAAAACTTAAGTCCATCGATTGGGCTCAGGTCTGGGAGGATGTGAAGAATTTCGCAACCGGAGTATCCAACGCGGTTGATAGCATCGGCGGCTGGGGCAATGCATTGATTGCCCTCGCTGTGATCATGAACGCCTCAACGATTGTTTCTATTCTCTCGTTGGTTGGGGCAATCCTGCATATCATTCCAGCCATAGCCCTGGCCTTTGGCGTTGGCATGCTGCCGGTCACCGTCGCCATCCTCGGCATCGCCGCCCTGGTCGCTCTGCTGATGGCGCATTGGGATGTGGTCGGGCCGTGGTTTTGGACACTATGGGGCGGGTTGAAGGACACCGTCGTCGGTTTCGTCCGATGGATCGGCGCGTTCCTGACCGGGGACGGAGCCGGAGCGACCGAGGCGGCGCGGCAGATGTTCAGCGGCATCGGCACCGTGGTTACCTCCGTCTTTAAAGGAATAGGCGCGGTGATTTACGGCTTTGTGGCGTGGGTCGGAAGCTTTTTCGGCATAGATATGGCTGCTGTCGTAAATAAAGGCTTCGATATATGGCGCGGATTAGGCCCTTTTTTCAAAGAACTGTGGGGCGGAGTCATTAAGTTATTCGATGACGGATGGGCACATATCAAGCCGATCATCGATATGATGTCCACTGGGATGAAGACAATCAAAGAGTCCATTTCGACTGCTCAAACTGCCGTGCAAAATACGGCCGGTGGCGCCTGGGACTCGGTCTTTGGCGGCAGCCATCCGGCCTCGCCGGGGGCGAATGCAGGCGGAGTTCAGGCTCCCTTTTCCGATGCCGTGACGCGGGGGGCGGCATCCGTCCAATCCCAGCTTGGCGGTCTGCCGGCGGCGGGCAGCAGCACGGCCCCTGGTGGTCCCCGTCCCGGTCCTACTGTTCTGGCGGCAGCGGCGCAAAAAGCCGAGGTCGGCGGCACCATAAAAATCGACATCGGCGGGGCGCCGCAGGGTACTCGCGTCACCACTGACAGCGCCTCGTCCGGCATTCAGTTCCGCCCGGAAGTGGGGTATCGCAACTCTGCCTTGGGGTTCAATTTCTGATGACCTGGCGCGACCGGCTACAGCCCGCCTCCTTTCGCGGCGTTCCATTTTCCGTTGATACCGATGGGCTGGAAACCGGGCGGCGCGTCCAAGTCCATGAATATCCCCAGCGCGATGCGCCCTATGTCGAAGATTTGGGGCGCAAAGCCCGGCGCTACGATATCTGCGGCTGGCTGATCGGTGACGATTACATGGATCAGCGCGACCGCCTGCAACAGGCGGTCGAGTCGGCGGGAAAGGGGGAATTGGTCCACCCGCAATATGGGCGGATTCAGGTTCAGGTGGAAACCTTGCGCCTGGGCCATGCGCGGCACGAGGGGCGATGCTGCCGCTTCGATATGACGGTGCACGAGGCCGGGGAGCAGGTCTTTCCGTCATCCACTCCCGACAATCAGGCGGTGGTCGCCAAGAAGGCGGATTTTCTCGAACTGATCTTGCTGGAAGCCTTTATTCGCAAATGCCTGACCTTGACGCTGCAAGACTTCATCGCCGCTGGTTTGAATTTGGTGGCGGGCGAGGTTTGCGGCCTGATCGAGGATTTGACCGGGCTGCATGGCGGTTTGACCCTAGGGCTGTTGCTGGACACGGTCGGCATGCTCGGCAGTCTGACCGGCGATATCCCGTCGCTCGGCGGGCGGTTCGCTGGGGTATTCGGTAGCTTCACCGGCAATTCGCCGCGCTCGCGGCTGTCGGCGGGGAACGGGATGGCCGCGCTGCGGGCGCTATCGGCGCTGCGCAGCTATCACGCCAGCACCAGCGCTTACAGTCAGGCAACGCCGTCGGGTCGTCAGATGACGCAGAACGCCGATGCCCTGTCGTCTTTCGTGCGCGGCTCGGCGTTGTCGGCATCGGCGCGGATCGCGGCTGCCACGGATTGGGCTGTCTATGACGACGCCATTGCCATGCGCGGGACGCTGGCGGCGGATTTCGACGGTGAAATTGCGGTGACCGAGTCGAGCACGTTGTTCCGTGCCTTGGCTGATCTGCGCTCGGCGACGGTACAGGCCATTTCGGCAGCGGCGCAGGATACCCCGGCGCTGACCACCGTCACCCCGCCCGACACCATTCCGGCGGCGGTGCTGGCCTATCAGCTTTATGGCGATGCCTTGCGCGCCGACGAAATTGTTGCTCGCAACGGCGTGCTTCACCCCGGCTTCGTGCCGTCGACCCCGCTTAAGGTGCTGACCACATGAATGATCCGCTGGACCCGCGCAATTGCGTTCGCCTGCTGGTGGCGGGCGAGGATTTCGGCGGCTGGCTGTCAGTGCGCATCGCTGCCGGCATCGAGCGGCAGGCCCGCGATTTTGACCTGTCCGTCACCAACACATGGCCGGGGGGGGCGGAGGTCTCACGGCGCATTCAGCCCGGCGCCGAATGTCGGGTGATGATCGGCGACGATCTGGTGCTGACCGGCTTTGTCGATGCCACGCCGATCAGCCATGACGGCACATCCTATAGCGTGGCGGTCAAGGGCCGGTCGAAGACCGCCGATCTGATCGATTGCGCGGCGATCAACGAGCCGGGGCAGTGGAGCAAGCGCAAGCTGGAAGCCATCGCCGCCGAGCTGGCGCGCGAATACGGTATCGAGGTGGTAACCGAGGTCGATACCGGAGAGCCCATCGCCGAGCATCAAATTCAGCCGGGCGAAACGGTGTGGCAAAGCATGGAACGCATGCTGGGCTTGGTCAATGTGCTTTCGACCGACAACGCGCTTGGGCAATTGGTGTTGACCGATGTTAGTCCGTTTCAAACGACCACGGCGCTGGTCATTGGCCAGAACATCATGTCTTGTTCGGCACAGCTTGATTGGAAACAGCGTTTCTCGGAATACATCTGCAAGGGCGCGACGTCGGGCAATGACGACGACTATACCGAGCCCGATGGCGTCGGCTTCGATCCGCATGAAGACACCGGGGCGGGCGATGATGACGACGGATCGGCGGGCAATGCGGTACAAACCATCGCTGTTGCCAAAGACCCCTATTTCAGCCGGCGGCGGGTCAAGATATTCACCCCAGGCGGCAAGACAGACCTGCTGTCGGCGCGAATGAAGGTCGAATACGAACGCGCCCGCGCGGCGGCGCGCTGCCTGGAAATCGAATACAAGGTGGCAGGCTGGCGCCAAGATGACGGCTCGCTATGGCTCCCCAATCGGCGCGTATGGGTGAGCGATCCCATCATCGGCTTTGAAGCCGAGATGCTGATTGCCGAGGTTGAGTATTCGATCTGCGAACAGGGAATGGTCAGCACGCTCAAAGTCGGTCCCCCCGATGGCTACCGCGCGCAGGTGCGCAAGACAAAAAAGGGCAAGGCTTCCACGGCCGATACCGAAGATTTCGGCGACGCGACCTTGGTCAAATTTCCCGAAAAATGAAGGTGCGGCATGGATGGTTTACGCAGCGCCCTGGATCCTTTGTGGCGGGCTGTCCGCATGGGGTTTGATCGCGGCCGCCTGATCGCGGTCTCGGCGGAAGGCAAAATGCAGCGGCTGAAAATATCGCTGCGGGCCGGCGAGATGAAGGAAAACATCGAACATTTCGAGCCCTATGGGTTCACGTCTCACCCCCTGGCCGGATCGGACGTGGTGGTCGGCTTCGTCGGGGCCGACCGCTCGCATGGTATCGCCCTGGTGGTCGGCGACCGCCGTTACCGCCTACGCAACCTCAAGGGCGGCGAAGTGGCGATCCATGACGATCAGGGGCAATCGGTGCATCTGACCCGCGAGGGCATCGTGATCAAGGGCGCTGGGCTGCCGATGCTGATCACCGACACGCCAAAAGTCCGGATGGAGACGCCTTTGGTCGAGGTGACCGGCGATATTATCGACCACTGCGACACTCAGCCGCATACGGTCGCGCAGATGCGCGGCATCTACAACACCCACACCCATCCGGTGCGCAACGTCCAGGGCGGCGGCAGCACCGTCGATACCTCTCAGCCGAGTCAGACCGAATGACGGATACCTCAACCCTGGCCGATCTGACTGTCTTCGTCGATGGCGCGCAGGTCATCGCCTCTCATGTCGACGACCCCTTAGTCCGCGCGGTCATCATCAGCTTGTTCACATGGCGCCGCGCCGAGCCAGACGACGTGCTGCCCGATGGCGGCACGGATCGGCGGGGCTGGTGCGGTGATTCTCTGGCGACGGTCGCGGGCGACAAGATCGGCTGTCGATGGTGGCTGTTGGCCCGCGCGCCGCTGACCCTCAAGACCATCAACGCGGCGCGGGACTACGCCATCGAGGCGGTGAAATGGCTGATCGACGACAAGGTGTGCCGCCGCATCGAGGTTCAATCCGAGCGGTTCGGGATGGATGGGCTGGCTGTCGGGATCAAAATATATCGCAACGACGGCAGTGCCGTGGCTTTGAAATTCTCCAGCGTGTGGCAGGCGATCAATGGCTGATTCCGATTTTACCATCCCGTCGCTGGCTGAGCTTAAGGCTCAGGTTCGGAACGATCTTCTGACCCGCCTGACCACAGATGAGCAGTTGCGGCGCAGCGATCCTGAAGTTCAGGCGATAGTCCAGGCCATCGCCTTGAAGAGCATCTATGGCTTCATCGATACGCTTGCTTTGCAATTGTTGCCCGATAAGGCAACGGGGTCTTATCTTAAGCGGCATGCCGCATGGTGGGGCGTCAAAGGCAAGCCATCCGCCAAAGCATCCGGTGGGATCGTCTTTACCACTACGGCGGGGGCGGTGATCGATGCCGATCTGATCATCGCCGATGCCGGCGGGGATTTTGTCACCACCAGCGCGGTAACCGCTACCGGAACCACGACGACGGTTCCGGTCAAGGCGGTGCTGGCCGGGGCGGCGGGGGTGCGCCCGCCGGGGGCGGTGCTGTCTTTGGTCTCGCCGGTCGCGGGCGTCAAATCGGCCGGTATGGTCGATGCGGATGGCGTGACCGGCGGGGCCGATGATGAGCTTGACGAGCCGCTGCGCAGCCGCCTGGAAGATCGTATTCAAGACCCGCCGGACGGCGGCGCCGCGCATGATTATAAGCAGTGGGCGCTCGAATGCGCTGGCGTGACGCGGGCATGGTGCTATCCCCGGTGGGTGGGGACCGGCACGGTCGGACTGACTTTCGTCATGGATGGGCGCCCCAATATCATCCCGCTGGCCGGCGATGTGCTGACTGTGTTCACCTATATCGGCGACGAAACCCGCAAGCCGGTGACCGCCGATCTGAGGGTTTTTGCCCCGGTCCCGTCTCCCCTCAATCCGGTCATCCGGATCACCCCTGATACACCGGCGGTGCGGTCGGCGATCACGGCATCGCTAGCCGATTTCATTTCGCGCGAATCCGAGCCGGGCGGGACGCTGACGCTATCGCGGCTGCGCGAAGCCATCAGTGCGGCGCCCGGTGAATTTTCGCATGACCTGCTGTCGCCGATGGCACCCGTGACGGCCGGGGCCGGGGTGTTGACGACCCTCGGCACCGTGACCTGGAGCCCATGATGGTGGAGCGCGCGACTGCTGCCGATTATTACAGCCTGCTGCTGAAATTGCGCCCGACCGGCCCGGCCTGGGCTGTCGATGATGCGTTCTGGCTGGCCATCGCCGACGATTTGACGCGGGTGCATAACCGTGCCCTCGACCTCTTCGAGGAAGGCGACCCGCGCACGACGCTTGACCTTTTGGCTCGTTGGGAGACGACGGCCGGCTTGCCGGATGGCTGTCTGTCGGCGGCGGCGACTACTTTGCAAGAGCGGCGGCGGGCCTTGGTCTACAAACTGACCAGCCGGGGCGGTCAATCGATCGCGTTCTTTCGCTCGATCATCGCCGCGCTGGGCTATCAGGCGACCATCATCGAATACCGCCCATTCATCTGCGGCCGATCCCGCTGCGGCGACCGATTGAACGGGCCGGCATCGGTGCGCCATGTCTGGCGGGTGACGGTGGCGGGGGTACGGATCACCCGCTTCCGGGCCGGATCGAGCCGATGCGCCGAGCCGCTGATCAAGGTGGCGAGGGGCAGCGATTTGGAATGCGTCCTGAACCGTCATAAACCGGCACATACCCGCCTTATCTTTGATTATGAGGAATGACCCATGCGTATTGTCCCACCGCTCGGCGAGGCCGAAGGCGCCGTTTTTGTCGACGAAGTGACCGAAGGCGGTATCGAAGGTTCTCCGGTTCCGGCTGAATTTTTCAATGCGGTGAATACAGAGATTGCGGCAATCATCACCGCTGGTGGTCTTGTCCCCAGCGGGGGTGATAACGCCCAAGCTGTAAAGGCGATCAAGACGTTAATGCAGCGGGCGAGTCCGAATGTTGCGACCGCCGCCGGCACCGCCGATGCGATCACCGCATCATACAGCCCGCCCATTACCGCGCTGACCAACGGCATGACGCTGATGGTGCGCGCCAACACGGCGAATGCGACCACCACACCGACCTTCACCCCCGCCAGCGGGACCATCACGGCAGCAACCATCGTCAAGGGCAATGGCCTTCCCTTGGCGGCGGGAGACATCGCGGGTGCGGGTCATTGGATTGATCTGCAATACGACGCCACCCTGATGAAATGGGTGCTTTTGAACCCGGCCACTGGCGTGACGTTGTGGTCTCGCAAAAACTCTCTGTTCAACGGTGCGATGCGGGTAGCTCAGCGGGTAGCGTCTGGCGCCTTGACCACCGCATTTACCTATCCATCGCTGGACCGCTGGTGCGCCATGCAGAGCGGTACGGCGGCGGGTATCTTGGCTCAGGTTGCTGGCGGACCGGCCGGCTTCCAATACGGGATGAAGTTGGCGCGGAACAGCGGCGCCGCGACGACGGGCGCCCTTACCGTCTTGCAGGCGCAAGAGACTATCAATAGCATCCCCTTGTCTGGCCAGACCGTCACCCTATCTTTTTGGGCCAAAGCCGGGGCGAATTACAGCGGCGGGGCATTGGCCTCGGCGATCACACAAGGAACCGGTACCGATCAATCGGCGGCATCCTACGCCACATGGACCGGAGCCAGTACGAGCAGCCAGAACAACACCCTGACCACCAGCTATCAGCGGTTCGCGCAAACGCTGACGTTGTCCCCCAGCACCACCCAACTTGCGACCTCTTTTTCCTGGACGCCGAGCGGCACGGCGGGGGGTGATGATGCGGTCTACATTACCGGGGTGCAGCTTGAGGCGTCGCCATCGGCCACAGCCTTCGAGGTGATCGACTACGGCGAGGAGCGTCGCCGCTGTCAGCGGTACTGCTTTTCAGGGCCAACCCAGAGCGCCGGCTTAGGGGCATCAGCTGGAGGCGGCTTCGGCGGTGCCGTGGCATTTCCTGTTGAAATGCGCGTCACCCCCGCCTTGAGTACGTCGGGGGTGACCTACGTAAACTGCTACTCGTTGACCACCACCCAAATAACCCCAACCGGGTATGTCGCGTGGGTTGTCACTTCTTCTGCAAATTCTTACTACGTACTATTTACTATATTAGCCAGCGCGGAGCTTTGATCATGGCCTATTTTTGGAAAGAGCAGGGTTATTTGATTCTCGACACCGATAGCGGTGCCTTGATTCCCTGGCCACCCGCCGAATCGCTTGGCTTCGCGGTGCAAGCCTGGATCGACGAGGGCAACGTGATTGCAGATCCTGCGCCCGATCCCGTTGCCGCCAAAGCCGCGCACAACGCGCCGATCCTGGTGCAGATCGCCGCCATCGACGTCTTTATTCCGCGCGGGCTGGAGGATACCTGGGCGGCGATGGGCTTCGATACCACCAAGCTTCCGGCCATCCAGCAACAGCGGTTGGCGCAAAAGATCGCCTTGCGGACGCAGTTGCAGCTGTAACCCGGCTTTCGCCTTGTTTCTTCAACGACCGCCCGCGAGGCGGTTTTTTCATGCGCGGAAAGACCCATCCCATGCCCCAAGATACTGGGCGCCAAATCTTTGAAATCCTCGCCCGGTGGCTTGATGCTATCGGGCTCGGCCCCTCGTTTCTGATCGCGGCTGTGGGGCAATTTGCCTACCACTCGCGGGAGGTGACGCTCCGAAGGCCCGGCCCGTCTCTTTGGCGACGGGCGATTTTCGGGTTTCCCTCGGCGTTTCTAGCCGGGGTAATCGCCGACGCGGCGGGCACTTGGCTGTCGGCGCCGGCACCTGTCACTCATGGTCTCGCTGGCGTCTTCGGCTGGCTGGGGCCGGCCGGCATCCAAGCACTGGCCATGACGCTGCTGCGGCGAGGCGGAGGTCTTTCTCCGACCGGCCCGAAAAATGAAGAGGAACAGACCGGATAGCGATCAGACGTTTATCCGTTACCCCATGCCCCGCCTGCGAGCGGGGTTTTTTATTGCCGAAAGGAACCCCCGCCCATGAATAGCGAATTACCGCGCGGCGTGCGGAACAACAACCCCGGAAATATCAATCGAGACGGCACCAAATGGAAAGGAATGTCCCTCGACCAGTCGGGCGATCCGCGCTTTATTGTCTTCGACCGGCCGGAATGGGGCATCCGCGCCATTGGAAAAATCCTGCTGCATGACCAATCGATTGGCATTTGCACGGTGCGCGGGGCGATTACCCGCTACGCGCCATCGGTCGAAAACGACACGGCTGCCTATATCGCGTCCGTTTGCCGCAGCTTGGGCGTCGGACCCGATGACCGTGTTGATTTGACCAATCCGCGCGTCATGACGGCCTTGATCGAAGCGATTATCGCCGTCGAATGTAGCCGTTATGAATACCCGCCGGCCGCGGTCGAGCAGGGTGTCGGTCTGGCTCTCGGCACCATGGAGGCGTGATCCATGCGCGACATCATCCATACCAAGATCGGCCCGGCCCTACGCGATGCCTCGACCTGGGGCGCTCTCACGGCGGCAATCACCGCTGCGGCTGTCCTGCCGGCGCCGTGGTCCTACATTGTCGCGGCGGTGGCCGTGCCCGGAATTTTGCTCAAGGGAGGCGGCAATGCTGGCGCTGCTTAGCAACTGGCGGATTGCCCTCGCCGCTGTCGGCGTCGTCGCCATCATCGGTTTGGGCTGGGCACTCAAACACGAGGTCGCGGCCAATGGAGCGCTTGCGACCGTTGCGGCGACCGCTCAACAGATCGCGGACACCAATGCCGCTGCGGCTCTCCAGATCAAAGCCGATGCGGCGCGCGATATGTCCGCCGTCACGGCTCAACTCGATGCCGAGCGCGCCCGTGCGGATCGGATCGTCACCATCACGAAAGTCATTCACGATGCCCCGAAGGACGCTTGCGAGGATTCCATTGCCCGCCCTGGCTCTGCTGGCGATGCTGCATATCTCAGCCTGTTCAACGCCGGAAGTGATCCCGCAAATCCAAGTGGTGCGGGAGCCGGTGCCGGCACCGCTCACTGA